TGCGGGGGGCCGTAAGCGCAGTTTTGCACTCACACCCCATGGGAGGGCCTGCCAGCGCTGCAGATCTGCTGGCCTGCCGTGGGACTCGCCTACCGTGGCACATCTACTCAATGCCAGATGAGAAATGGTCAACTGTCAATCCCTGATCGGCAGACAGTGGGACTACGGCCGGCACGATTGTTTCTCGTTGGTTCGCGAGTGGTTCAGCCTGAAGGGTGTGATCATCCCTGATTTTGAGCGACCGGACGACCTAGAACGCTGTGAGAGTATTTTTTTGGCAGAAGCCAAAGCCTGCGGGTTCGTTCAGGTTGAATTTGAGCGGCGAAAGCCCGGCGATGTCTTGATCATGCGTCTTGGCACTATGGCTCCAATGCACGCGGCGATAGTGCTGGAGAATGAGCAGATCCTGCATCAGCGGCAGGATTCTTTGAGTGCTGTCGAACCTTTGCGTCAGTATTATGTGAGCAGAGTCGCGGCGGTCTTTAGACATGATTCAGACCGTCAGGTTGCTGGGTGATCTAGGCCAGCGTTATGGGGTTGAGCATAAATATGCAAATCTGAGGACACCTGCAGAAGCGATAAAGCTTCTTTGCGTCAATCATCCTGAGCTACAGCGCGAGCTGATTACGGCGCATGAGCACGGGATTGGATACCGAGTGATTCAAGCGGAGACCGATCTAGATTATCCAGATCTGCGCTTGCCGATTGGACAGCATGACCTGATCGTCGCTCCTGTGATTGGAGGCAGTGGTGGCGGTGGGGTGGGAAGGATTTTGATCGGGGCCGCTCTTGTAGCAGGCGCATTCTTTACAGGTGGCGCGACCATTGGCCTTTTAGGCTTGGCAGCGCCAATCGCTATCTCAACGGCGCTTGGCACAATCGGCGCCAGTCTGATCCTCGGCGGTGTCTCGCAGCTCCTGTCCCCTCAGCCAACAATTGGCAACCTGGGCTCTAATCGTTTGGGCAGTGGTGACAGCCTGTCAACAGATGGTCCGCAATCCGTCACCCGTGGCACAGATGGCCGCCAGTCGTACGCCTACACCGGTGCGGCTAACACCGTTGGGGTTGGCGCGACGATTCCGGTTGCCTACGGTGAGGTTCTGATCGGATCTCAGCTGCTCTCAGCGAATGTAGACGTTACCGATGAGTCTGATCCATTGCGGAATGTGATCAAGACGCCAGGGCCTGAAACCATTCTGTTCGGTGGCGAAAAGATTGGATTTAGCAAAACTGAAGCGTCTGGTATTAGGTGCAGACGATGGGAATATGATCAAGTGAAATTTTCAGATGGCAATTCATCTCAAAAGTTTTTGACGCTGCAGCAAGGTAACACAATAAAACTAGACGAAGTTGAGGGGGAAGACGATGACAGATCTAAGAATTATCAAGTGTTTTTCGAGCTTCAAGACGGACTGTTTGACCGTGTGAGTGGAGAAGACTCAAGCTTCGTAGACGGCTTTATCACTTATGAAATTGAAGTTACGACTAAAGTGTCAGGTCCTGACCCTGTGACCGCAACTCTCAGGGGCACTGTTCAGGGTTTGCTTTTGCGTGGGCAAAGGTATAGATGGATGAACTACATTAAATATGCGCCAATCGAAGATAACAGGGGAGTCGATACTAGAGTGAAAATAATTGATTTCAGGGCGAATGAATTTTGTGATTTAAAGGTTGCAACGAACGGATACAATCGATTCAAAGACGACAGCCAAAATAAAGCGTAATGGCATTAAACTCCACTTCAGTTATCCGCGTTGTTGATCTTCTTTGTGAAGGGCCTATCGCTGGCCTGGTCGGATGCGATGAAGGGATCTTCTTAGAAGAGACTGCGATCAGGACCGGAACAGACCGTAATTTTGCGCCTGAGGATGTCTCCTACGATTTCAAGCCAGGCGGCAAAACGCAAAGCCAGCTGGAGCAGGGGAAGGACGGCACTTCAACGGTCAGTGATGTAAATGTGGAGATTGGCCAAAACTACAGCGAGACCCTAAGCGATGAAAACAAAGTCATAGCCAGGGATTATGGAGCCGGTCAGGTCACAAGGCAAATTACAGATACAGACGTTGAGTCGTTTGAGCTGTTGCTCAGCATCCCTCGGATGTTTTCAACAGCCCAGGAAGGGCTAGCGAAAGGCCAGCTTTTTAACGGCAGCATCCAAATTGCAATCGACGTTCAGGCTCAAGGCGAAGCGTTCAATACTGTTTATGACAGGACAATTACAGGCATTGCGGTGAGTGACTACCAACTTAAGTCGCCACGAATCAACCTGAGCGGCCAAGGCCCGTGGAACATCCGAGTGAGAAAGGTGAACCTTGGGGAAAATCACTTTGAGGTTAAATTCCAAAATTTTACTGATGTAGATCAAGACATCCCAATTGCAAACGGCAGGGGCAATCAGATATTTTGGACAAGCTTGATCGAGCTTCAATCTCTTAGAACAGCATATCCGTTTTGCGCGGTGGCTGGCCTTTCGATCTCTACGCAGCAGTTCAAAAGCTTGCCGACGAGGGCTTACAAGATTCGAGGCCGGATCGTTGAAGTTCCATCAAACTCATTTGTTCGTGATGATGGCAGCCTGGGGTTTGATGGAGCATTTGATGGCAGCCTCAAGAAAGCCTGGACGACCTGCCCCGTCTGCTGCTGGTACGACATGGCCACGAACAGCAGATATGGGGCCGGTGATTTTGTAGATGCGTCAAACCTGAGTTGGGTTGATTTGTACCCATTGAGCCAATATTCAAATCAGTTGGTTACAAACCCAGACGGCACACAAGAGCCGCGTTTTGCGTGCAACACCGTCATAGCCAGCAGGGCTGAAGCGTTCAACGTTTTGCAGGATCTAGCCAGTGTGTTCAGGGGGATGTTGTATTGGCAGGCAAACACGATTCAAGCGACAGCCGATCACGGGAATTTAGACGGCAGCAGCCTTTCAGCTGTGCATCTTTATACAAATAGCAACGTTATCAACGGGGCGTTCTCTTATTCAGGAACATCACTAAAAACCAGGAGTACATCAATTAGGGTTAGGTATAACGACCCCGCAAACTTCTTTAAGTCAAATGTTGTTGTAGTTGAAGATGCGGAGCTAATAAGCAAATACGGCTATCAGGTGAGGGAGTTGGTGGGTTTTGGCGTTACCTCAAAGTTTCAAGCGCAACGGCTGGGGCGGTGGGCGCTTTTGTCTGAGGAGATTGACGGCGAGGTCGTGACCTTTGCCACAGGGCTGCAGGGCGCAGTCGTTTTCCCTGGGCAGATCTTCGCCGTAGCGGATGAAATGCGGCAAGGCGTGCGTCTTGCTGGACGAGTGAGCGCGGCGACAACGTCTGCAATCACGCTCGATCAGACCGCAGCATTGGCAGGTGGAGGGAATGACCGGCTGACCTGCACATTGCCAGATGGATCGGTTGAGACGCGGCCAATCCTCTCTGTAGCGGGTTCAGTGGTGAATGTGCAGGCTTTTAGCGCTGCGCCATTGTTGCAGTCAATATGGTCGATCAGCGCGAGCAACATCAAAGAGCAAAAATTCAGATGCCTTTCAGTATCTGACAACGGTGATGGTCAATTTGGAATCACAGGCGTTGAAAGCAACGACAGCATCTACTCAGCGGCTGACAGTGGCGGGAAACTGGAATTTGAGCCAATAACACTATTAAATGAAACACCGGCAAAGCCTACAAACTTAAATATTTCAGCCCGTCAAATCCAGATCAATAGCGAAACAACGAATCAAGCCGTTGTTTCATGGTCTCGCGGTTCAACTGGCCAGACTGTTGATTTTGAGCTGGAGTACAAGCTTGGCGATGGGAATTACACAGCTGTCTCAACGTCCAACGTATTTTTGGAGATCAATGGGTTGAGTGTTGGCACTCAGCTCACGGTGAGGGTGAGAGGCGTTGGCGTTGCTCCACTGCGGAAACGCTCGCCCTATGTGACCGGGCGGTTTACGGTGCCAGTCGTTGAAATCGAGCCCGGCCAGGCTGGCGTCACTGTTTTGCCGCCAGATCCGGCAGACGTGACCATTCAAGCGTCTGGCAGTGATCAAGTTGTGCTGAGGTGGGCAATCCCCCAAACCGCGCTGAATACGGATAAGTTCATTGCGCTGATCAGACAGGCATCCCAGACCGATGGGACAGCCACATGGCCAAACAGCACGCTGTTGAGAAAAGTTGAGGCCAGGACGAATTACGCAAGTTTGCCGCTGATTGAAGGTGAATATCTGGTCAAGTTTGAGAGCGAATTTGGCCAGCGCAGTGCAAATGCGAAATCAGCAGTCATCAGCCTGCCGGCGCCTATCCCGAGGCTTGACATTCAGACGAGAAGAGAAGATCAAGACACGCCACCATTCAGAGGAATTAAAGACGGTGTTTTCTATGACAGCGACCTTGACGGCTTGGTTTTAGGTGGCGCTTCAACCCTCAGTACGGTTTCAACTGTCGATGATGTTGTTGATTTTGACGAGCTGTCATCCGTTGATGACCTGTCCTTAATCGTCGCTTTTGGCGAGCGCTTGCCAAGTGGTGAATATTACTTTGAGAATGTGCTCGATCTCGGCGGAGTTTTCAGCGTACTTTTTGAGAGGACGCTAACCACAAGAGGGGTCTATCCTGACGCCTTGATTGATGACAGAACTGAATTCATCGACAGGTGGTCAGATGTAGACGGCGACTTGGCCGACAACACCAGCGCAGATCTGTTTTTCAGGACGAGCGATCAGGCTACTGTTGATCAGTTTTTCCTTCTAGAAGACGGTGATTTCTTGCTGCTAGAGGACGGCGACAAGATCGAGACAGAATCAGATATAGATTTCGGCGCATGGACGCCAATGGAATCAGGCCGCTACACCGGCAGGCAGTTTCAATTTAGGACAAACCTGCAAGCGTTCGCCAGCGATCAAACCCCGATTGTTGATGAGCTGGGTTTTACCGTTCAGCTGGAATCACGTACAGAAAGCAGCGCAACGATCGCAAGCGGGGCAGGGGCCAAGGTGGTGACGTTTGCAAAAGCGTTCTATCAGGTGCCTAGCATTGGCATCACCGCATCAAACCTAG